GGCTTGTATCTCGGGCGATCGCGGGTAATGCCGTTTAATGCGAAGAACGGCGCAAGCAGTATATTGTCGGATGAGTTATACCGAATATTATTAAACACAACGATTGTGAAAATGAATTGGGATGGCGGCATCGAATCATTACAAGATAAGTGGAAAGAGTTGCTGCCGAATATCGCTATTTCAATTCGTGATAATCAAGATATGACAATTGATGTATCGCTTGTCGGCGTCAGCGATCCGCAGTTAAAAGAAATGATAGAACTGGGCTATATTATACCGAAACCCGAGGGTGTCAGATTTAATATGCAGATTTCCGCGAATCCGTTATTCGCCTACGATTTAGACACGGCGACGTTTGCCGGTTACGAAAAAGGAGAATGGTCAAATGGCTGATAATAATTTCAAGGTTTTTGATGAATCAAAAACTAACATTATGTCCGATACGGATTATCAAAATCACACACAAAGAAAAAAAGGCGTTCAATCCGGGGTAGCGTCTTCGGCTATGCATAATAAGTTGTATCGGCAGGTTAGTATGATCGGGAAAGCCGTTGCCGATTTTATTCAAAGTCAGGATTTTGACGCTAATGATGCAGACGCACAGTTATTGTCCGAAAATTTAAGCAATGCATTAAATAAATTTGCTAAAGTGCCGTTAAATGCGCATAATACAAATCCTAACGCTCACGCAACGGGCATATCAGGTAACGCAGCCAGCGCCTCAAAATTATTCCGTAAATTCAAAATAGGTATTGCAGGAAAAGTATATGCTGAACCTGTATGGGTTGACGGTTCTAAAGGGAAAGACATAGTAATTACTAAAGTTTTAGAATCTGAAAAAGCCATTAACGATGCGGCGGGTAATAAGATAAACACTACTTATTTACAGCTTGTCGGTGGTACTTTGACCGGAGACTTAATCAATGAGTCTAAATATGTAAAAAAAGCAACAAGTATAGACTCAACCGCGACCGGAAGCGGAGAAGATGAAGAAATTGTCGTTATGGCGCGCGATAAAAATGATAAATTAATAGGGCAAATTAACATCATTCGTCAAAAAAACAACCAAAATGTACAGTTACGTCATCGAGTTGTGAACAAGGGATGGTCTGACCTGCGGGTAGTTCAAGATGACAATGGAAATTACTGGGCGGAATATGCTGGTGGAGCCGGAACTAATTTACAAATCCCGCAAGACGACAATAGTAAAAAAATCCCGACCACAGCATGGGTAGTAAATGCTACGACCGCTGCCGCAAAAAAACTGGATACAGCAAAAGCTATTAAAATAGTCGGTGATTTTATAACTGGATCTGAAAAAACTTTTGACGGAACTCAAAATATAAACATTCCTTTAGATTTGGATAAAACAATTAAAAATGCCAGAATTGTGGCAAGTTTGCTAAATCCCTCAAGTGGTTATATTAAATGGGCTAACGGCTTGATTGTACAATGGGGACATGGAACGATTCCATCTACTGTAACAAGTCCAGATACTCCGTTTGAAGCTTCTTATCCGATGGCGTTTCCTAATTCATGCTTTATTCTTGTCGGTAATGATGTTGGGAGTGCGGCGTATACATTGGCTTTTTATCCTACCTCAAATACTAAATTTAAAATATGGCGTCGCCATCCAGATTTTGGCTATAGCGGTGAAACGGGCTTTCAGTATATTGCTATTGGCAAGTAAAGGAGGTTAGAAAGATGGAAAATAAAAACTACATATCTATTTATTCGAAGGAAACTGGATTACGTATAACAACTTTTGCTGTTGGTATTCACGGTGAAACAATAGAAGAACTTACGGAAAAAGCAAAAGCCGAATATCCGGATGCTATTCATATTACGCAGACAGAATCAGAATGGCAAGAGTCCATTGCCGGTAATTATGAATATCGTGACGGTAAGCTGCAGGCACCGCTGCCGCCTACGCAGGAAGAGTTGGACGCCATCGAATATGCTCGTTTACAAGCCGCCGAATTAGCTGAGTTAAAACAGTTGCTGTCAGATACGGACTATAACGTGACGAAATTCATCGAGGGTGTTTTAACCGCCGAACAGTACGATCCGATGAAAAAAGCACGGGCAGAATGGCGGGCGACATATAATGCTATCGAGACGGCAAAAGACTTGAAAGAATTAAAGAAAATCACTTACAACACCCATATCCCTGTAATCAAATAATAGAGGTGTCATTTTGAATGAAATTATTATCACGTCACCGTATGTATATCAGCAGATAACAGGCGGATTTGATTACGCCATTCCCGCAAATGCCGCCGCCGATATTATTGGAACGATACTTTTCACACTGGCTTTACTGTTTACAGATGTCATGTTGCGGATAGCTATTGAGTGCAACAACTACTTAAAAACCACAGGTAAGAGTTATACTCTGTGTAACATTATTACCACCTTCCTTTGGTACGGCTGGGGTTCTGTTACGCTGCCAAACGGCAGCAAGTGCAGGTTTTTAATCAGCAAAGGGCTGCGGACGGCATTAGTATTAAAAATGGCGGTGCAGTACCCCGTACTGTTTGCTTTTTCCGTACTGTCATTCTTGTTGCCGGACGTTAAGATCATTGGTTGGCAATTTGATTACGTTGTTTCTTTCGCATTTTTGATCATTCCGGTACTTTGCGAAATAACATCCATCATTGAGAAATTAAATATGCTGGACGCAGAAATAATTAAAATCGGACACGCTTTTATCAGATTTATTAAATCAGTGAGGGGATAGTATGCAGGCAAAATTAAAAGCATTGTGGACTAAAGCTATGTCATATCTGCCTACCGCCCGCAGGAAAATACAAACGTCCATGCAGATTGTCTATGTGTACGGCACAGGGCTTATCATTTTATTTTTGATGATATTAACCGCATGGCTGCATGATTGGTGGCGGACAGGCGTTGCTAATACGCAGCTTTTAATATCATTTTTCAAAGAGTTTACAGCTCCGGCAGTTGTCGGGGCTTTTACTTTTGTTTCCGTTTTTTTAGTTGACAAAAATCATGACGGCAGACCGGACGCCGCAGAAAAAGAAGCGAAAAAGGAAAAGTCGAAACCGCCGATTGTACCGCCGATAAAGGAGGAACACAAATGAATATATCTGAATTTAAGCAAGAATTAACTGCAAATCGAGATTATTTTTATCAATTCCCGTTTCCGGTCGTGACGTATTATCACTGGACGGCAGGGCGTCACTTTACTACGTTTGACGATTATCACTACTGCATAGACGGTGACGGAGAGATCATAAATACCCGCCCGATTACTGAAACACCGTCTGCAACGTGGCACCGTAATACGGGCAGTATCGCTATTGCTCTGTGCGCTTGCTATAACGGAACGCCGAAAGATTTGGGCGAATATGCGCCGACAGAAGCACAGATTGAAACGCTGGCGCAAATGACGGCGGTGATTGCAGAAGTCTTCGAGAATCCGATTGATTATGATCACTTTATGACGCACGGAGAGGCGGCTGATATTGACGGATACGGATTGTATTCCGGCGATTCCGATTGTAGGTGGGATTTACAAATCCTGCACAATGGGGATGAGTACGGCACCGGCGGGGATATTATCCGCGAAAAAGCGCAGTATTACTTAGAGCAAGGGGTGTAATATGTATGAGAAAAAACAGGCTTATTATATGTTTGCTATCGGCACTATTATTATTGTTGCCGTTATATTGTGGTTCGCATGTGCGGGCAGAGGCGATGTATCAAATCTCCGAAACGGAGCTGACGCAATTAGAACAGAACTTACAGACGCTGGCGAATCACAGCGAGCAGAAGCAGCAGCTATTGACAGAGCAGCAGACGCAGCTGACCGAAGCGCAGAATCAATTAAAAATAGTCAACGAGCAGCTGAAAATATCACGGCAATTGAACGATCAGACGCAAAAATCATTACAGAAAGCAGAGGAATCCTTAAATCAGTACGAGAAAGAGGCGGAACGGAAAATCAGAATTAAAACACGGCAGCGAAATTTGTGGATTTTAATTTCCGGTGGCTTGCTCGCAGGCTTAGCGGTGAGGTGATGGCATGAAGTGGTTTATTTACGCTCTTTTGCAACTTGTCTGTATGATTGTTTGCTATCTCACGAATTGGATTGTCGTATTGTTTGCTGACCAGAACGGCGAATTGCCGGGGGTATTGCGGTTATGGCAAACGTGGGATGACAGCTTGGACTCTGAAGATTGCGTGACAAAATATGCTCCGAGGATCATCAGGTACGACTTTTATAAATATTACCGTGTAGAGCGGCACATCTTACCTACGTATAACCGATGGAAGAAATACAGTATTAACATAGCACCGCTGCCGTTAATTGACCGCATTAAACGGTACTGCTGCCGTGTTTTCTGGTTGTACAGAAATTGCGCTTATGGCTTTGCTTTTGAGTGGTTCGGCTGTAATGTTCCGCCGGATAGCGTTAAAGTCTATGCGGACTATAAAGCCGGCGAACATGAACTATATTATGCGTCGTCAAGAAATCACTGGATGTTATACTGTACGTTACCGATTAACCGTTATTTTCGGTGGCGAATATATTTAGGCTGGAAGCTATCACCGTATATTACAAGCTATCACAGAGCAATGATTGCGTTTCGCGTCTGGTTTTGTCGTGATAAATAGTAAAAATAAGTTTTTGAGCAGTAAGGGTATTTTGTCCTTGCTGCTCTTTTTTATTGCGTTGGCCATCCGATAAATACTGACTTTTTTATTTTTCGTCTGTCAGAATTCTGATAAATACTGATAATTTTAATATTGTAAACTTTACTGTTTTGTGTGCGGCTTTGCCATTGAGAAGACTACTGAATTTATTTGTAAACTGTTTTCGTTCAATGTTAGAAATAATTTATAAAAAATATTTTGAATTAGTATTGCAAAATCAAAATAGGAATAGATTATAAAAAATAAGAGCGGTGAAATACCCGTTCTTTTTATAATAAAAAAATAGGATCGACGTCAAATGATATCGATCCCGTAAAAACAGACAAACTGGTTTTGGCTTCTAAAAATATTATAACATATCATGTCTACGGCGGACACAGGATTACGCTGTGGCTTCCACGTAGCTTCCAATCTGTATAAGCATAAATTCTAAAAAATACGATAAATACTAAGAATATTGAACATTTTATATCCCCATCAGAATTGTATGTCGTATAAAACTATTTTATTAGAGAATGATTTATAGATTATAGAATATTCTGTCAAAAACATTCGCATTTGTATATAATAATGAGTAAGAAACAATAT